GACGGCTCGCCGGCCCCGCTCCCCTTCCCCCCACGGAGGGTTCCTGGGCGGGGTCTTTCGGGCGTCAGGCGGCCGGGCAGAGCACGCTTTCCGCCGCGCCTGTCGCACCGGACGCGCACAGCGGGACGGTCAGCAGCCTGGCGTCGTAGCACCTCTTCCCGACCATCAGCCCCTCCTCGGAAAAGAGGGCCGTGTACTTGTTGGTCTCCAGGAGGGTGGAGTCGTAGATGCCGTCGAGCGTGATCACGCTCGCCTGGCCGGCGAAGAACGTGCCGGCCGGGTAGAGAAGGATCTTGACGGTCGCCGGCCACGTCTTGCTGGGGGTCGCCCCGCCGATGTCGGTCGCCGTCCCGGAGATCAGCGCGTCCTGCCAGTCGTAGACGCGTTGGACGGCGACGCCGCGCAGCGCCAACCACTGCGTGACCTGCTGGTCGGTGACGGACAGCATGTCCACGCCCGTCCTTTTCGCCAAGTCCGACCGCAGCACCCCATCGAGCCAGTCGGGGATGATGCACTCCACCGTCGCTTCCTGCGGCAGCCGGTACTTGTACCGGATGTCGGTGACCTGCAACTCGATCAGCCCGAGGACCGACGCGGTCGCGCCCGGCCCGTACGGCGCGTTGCCGGACCCGGGCACGGTGATGGTGACGGCGGTGGCGAGCGCCGCCATCCGCTTGATCTTCTCCGCGTTCACCCGGTGGGCGTGCGCGATCAGCGCGTTCTCGGTGACGTACTTGACCATCTCCGGATACCCGACCTGCTGCAGGATGCCGGCCTGGATGCACAGGCCGACCGCGTCCAGCCGCGTCTCGCTGAACGGCGGGCAGGTCACCTCGTAGCACGGCTTGACGTCGCCGGCGATATTCTGCGCCTCCGTCTGGATGAACCCGGTGGCCGAGTAGATGGCGCTGAAGTCGGGCGGGGTCGGCCACCTCAGGCCGCCGCGCATCACGGTGACGGTGGGGATGTTCACCATCCCGTCCTCCGACGCCGTGCCGCACAGGTCATACAGGACCTCGGACGGTGCGCACCAGCCGCCGGCGGCCACCAGGCTGCCGCCGGGGAGGGTCTTCTCGTTCGCGGCCCGCTCCACGGCCTGCCAGTCGCCTTCGTCCCGCACCGTCAGCCCTGGGTCGGAGTGGCGGCGGAGGGTGATGATGCCGGCCTGCATCTGCCGGTTGGCCCCCAGCCGGGCCATCGCCTGCATCTTCCGGGACACCGCGTCGACCACCTGGTCCATGTCGTCCAGGTCGGCGCCGGCCGGCACGCCGGGGATGTCGGCGGCGGCGATCGCCGTGTACTTCCGCTGCGCCTTCCGCTGCGGCGGCCCGCTGGTCGGGATGGCGCCGAGGGGGACGCGGGGGCGGGGGACGCCGGCGGCCGCCACCGGCTCCGGGACCGGCTGGGCCGGAGGCGCCGGCGGTGCCTGCTGCTGGGGAGGTGCGGTCGGCGGCTGCCCGGCCGGCGGCGGTTGCGGTGGGGGCGGGGGCGGTGGCGGGTCGGCGGGCGGCGGCTGGGGCTGGCCGCCTGCCTGCCCGCCGTCGCCGGGGTCGGGCTGGTTCGGTGTGCCGCCGCCTTCGCCGCCTTCGCCGCCTTCGCCGCCTTCGCCGGCGGGATCGGCGGGGTCGGGGTCCGGCGGGGTGGTCGCGGCGTGGACGCGGGCAGCGATGTCGGCCGCCCGCTGCTGTGCCGCCGCGCGAGCTTCGTCGGCGGCGTGCCGCTCGGCCTGCACCGCCTCGACCACATCGGCCAGGGCCTCCATGGAGGCGAGGTCGGCGTCGGTGTGGTCGGTGCGGTCGGACAGTCCCTGAAACTGGTCCAGGGCCTGCTGGCCGACCGAGTCGAGGTCGACCGCCACCTCGGGGTTGGCGAGGAAGGCGCGGAGCGCCGCCGCCCTGTCCTCGGGCGTGGAGGAAGCGTGCTGCCGGGCGACGTCGAGAAGCTGGCTGAGGAAGTCCACTGCTGCCCCCACGGACAGGGAGTCGACCGCGGTTTCCGTCGCGGTCCCGTCCTCCCGGCCCTCAGCCTGCGGAGCAACCTGCCCACACGTAGTGGGGCGGTTGTTCACGACTGTAGCTGATGAGGCGCGGGTGGTTTGGGGGTTGCCGGCTGGCCTGTCGAGTGGCGGTGGGACTATTGGGGTGGTTTGGGTGTGAGAGAGCCGCACTACCTGCGTGAAGGGGTGCGGTGGTGTCCGTGCGGTGGTCTCCGCGGTGACGGCTCTCACCCCACCCCAGCACCCGCTCGTCTGGCGGGCGCTGAACCTCGCGCACGCCTTCTACCGGGGTCGGCGGCCGGCGGTGGGGCGGGAACCGCTGACGGCCCACACCATGCGCTTCCTTCGCCACCTTGAGCGCCACGTCGACGCGCCGGCGCCGGAGCTGGTCGCGGCCGCGCTCCTCCACCACGCGCTCGACGGGCCCGGCTCGCGCGAGGCCGCGCTGCGCGCTGTCGCACGAGGCTGCGGCTGGCAGGTCGCGCGGGTGGTCGAGGCGTTCCAAGACCAAGCCGATCGTGTCGGCCGGCCCGCCCCGCCCGGCCCGCCGACCACCCTCACAGAGTTGTGGGCGAGCTGGTTGGTGGCCTGCGAGCACCACGTGGTCCTGACCGCCCTCCTCCACCTCGCCCCGCCCGAGGAACTGGTGGCGACGGCCGACTGGTACCTGCCGGCCGTCCGCCGGTTCCTGGAAGGCAGCCGCGACCACCTCCTCACCCTCCTCGCGGTTGAGCTGGCGGTGGCCATCGATGCCGTCGACCACGCCGCCGAGTGGGAAGCACGGAATGTGAGGGGTTGACGGCGGACGGTCGCCGGGGTGGGATAGGGCCGGGTTTGGGTGCTTTGGGGAGAGCCGAGTCCCTCGTGTCCGAATATCGGAGGAGGCAGGTTGAGCACCCCCACCACCACACCGACCACCACCCCGACCAGGCTGGCCGGGCGGGAGCTGGTCGCCGCCCGCTTCCTCACCCACCACCTGATCGTCAGGCAGGGCAGCGAGCGCGGCCTCACCGTCCCCGCCGCCCACTACCGGGCGCTGGAGAGCGCGCCACCCGACAAGCCGCCGCCCGGATGGCTGGTCGACGCGGCCCGCGAAGCCTGGGGCGTCGACGTGGCCGACGACCTGGCCGACCGGCCGACCCGCCCCACCATCCTCTTCCGCGACCCATCACCGTACGGATACGGCAGGGCAAGCTACGAGCTCAACCTCGGCTGCAACTACGACTGCGAACACTGCTACCTCGGCCTGAAGCGGTTCGAGGGCCTGGCCTGGCCAGACCGGAAACGCCTCCTCCACCTGCTCGCCGACGCGGGGGTGGTGTGGTTGCAGTTGACCGGCGGGGAACCGCTGATCGATCGCCTCTTCCTCCCCACCTACCAGCTCGCCTGGCAGCTCGGGATGATGATCACGATCTCCAGCAACGGGTCACGCCTCGCCAACCCCGACATCCTCCACACCCTCACCACCCACCGGCCATACCGGATCACGTTGAGCGTGTACGGGGCGACCGCGGACGCCTACGACTCCTTGACCCGCCGCCCCGGCTCCTACCGCAAGTTCATGAAGGGGCTGACCGCCGCCCACCACGCGGGTCTGCCGCTGCGCCTCAACCTCGTTCTCACCCGCCACAACGCCCACGAGGCCGACGCGATGGCCGCGATAGCCGACGGGCTCGGCATCCCCCACCACTCCTACAGCAACATCTCGCCCACCATTTACGGCGGGGCGGAGGCGCTGCCGTCCCAGTCGACGGAGTACCTGAAGAAGCGGAAGCCGTTCACCGGCTGCAACGCCGGCCACACCTTCTTCCACGTCGACCCGCACGGCCGCGCCAGCATCTGCAAGATCGGCCGGGAGCCCAACGTCCCGCTGGTCGAGGAAGGCATCACCAGCCTGGCCCGCCTCGGGCACATCGCCGACGGCCTCCTGACCCGCCAGGGCGGCTGCTCCGGCTGCACCCTGTCCGGGTCGTGTGGGACGTGCATGCCGCTCGCCGCCCTCTACCGGAAGGCCGGCGCGGACAAGACCGCCTACTGCCAGCACCGCTGAACCGCCCCACGCTGAAGGAGGTACTCGCTCATGCCACCTGTCCCCATCGCTCTCCTCACCCGCCCGCCCAGCTCCGACACCCCGCCGGCTGACGCCCCAGCTGACGAAATGGTCGGCGGGCTGATCGGCGAGGTGACCGTCATCGGTGACCTGGACAAGGTGGTCGAGACCACCATGTGCAGCTGCGCGGCGGGCGACGACGCGCCCTACTGAACCCCGCGCTGAAGCCGGCCGGCATCGGGCGTGTCGTTGCGATAGCCACCCGCCAGCCGGCCACTAGCCTGCCTCGGTGGCGTTGAGCCGTGTCGCGTGGGACGAGCTGGGCGACGAGGTGCGGGCAGCGGTCGCTGCTCGCACCGGCCGCCTGCTTGACGTGCAGATGGCGGGGGAAGGGATGAACTCACCCATCGCCTTCCACCTCACCACCCTCACCGGCCGCGTCTTCCTCAAGGGCCTCCACCGCGACCACCGCGGCGGTGTCGAGGCGCAGCAGCGGGAAGCCGCCGTCAACCCCTACGTCGCCCACCTCACCGCCCGCATCCTGTGGCAGGCGGAGGTGGCCGGCTGGCACCTGCTGGCCTTCGAGCACCTGCCGGGCCGGCACGCCGACTACCACCCCGACGCCCACGACCTCCCCCAGGTCGTCCGGCTCATCGACCAGCTCACCGCCACCCCGCCGCCGCCTCACGACGTCCCGGTCAGGCAGGCCGGGCAGCGGTGGGCCGCCTACCTCCCGCCCGGCGCGGAGGAACTGCTCGACGGCACGACGCTCCTCCACACCGACCTCAGCCCCGACAACGTGCTGGTGGACGGCGACACCGCCCGCCTGATCGACTGGGCGTGGCCGACGGTCGGCGCGCCGTGGATCGACCCGGCCGTCCTTGCCTTCCAGCTCATCGCCGCCGGCCACCCACCCCGCCAGGCCGAGCAGTGGGCGGCCAGGACCGCCGCATGGTCGTGCGGGACGCGGGAAGCGGTCGACGCCTTCGCCGCGGCCAACAGCAGCCTGTGGGAGGAGATCGCGCGGCAGGACCCGACACCGTGGAAGAAGGAGCTGGCGGCCGCCGCGTACGCGTGGGCCGACTACCGCTTCTGATCCGGAGTTCACACCCGGGCCGCCTCGCGGACCTATAGGGGTATGGACGAGAACGAGCCGATCGCGGACGTCCTGCGGGACGTCCTTGATCTCATCGACCAGCTTGTCGCCCGGATCACGGACGACGAGATCGAGGAGCGCCGACGCCGCGTCCTCGCCCGCGCGCAAGGCCGGCCAGCCGGAAGGTGTCGGGCAGGCGGAACGCGAAAGCCGGCCGGGTGAAGTGGACGGCTCCTTGGAGCCTTCACCCGGCCGGCCGGCCTGCGACGCAGGACCCTTCCCTACCGCTCACGTTACCCGGTTGTGGTGATGGCGGGCAGGGGAGGTGGGTCCGGCTCAGCTCCCCACCTGCCGAGCACGGCGCCGACCCACAGGCCCGCGACGCCGGCGAGCGCGAGCCAGAACAGGGTGCGGGCGAGCCGGCAGCGGGGCCGGTAGCGGGACCGGCTCACGCTCGCCATGCGGGCCCTCGGGCGGGCCTTCATGCCGGCTTGGTGACGACGACACCGCCGGTCGCCACCCGCGCCGCCTCCGCCTCGGCGGCTGTCAGATACGGGCCGTGCTCCTTCCCGTCCGGAGCCCGCACGACGTACTTCTCCCGCGCCGACCTGTTGCCGCTGTTGTTCCCGCCGCATCCGCAGCCCATGTCAGGCTCCCTTCCCGGCCCGCCCCGCCGCACGACCCACCCGCTCCCCGAGCAGCTGGACGCGGGTGTTGCGGACGCGGGCGGCGACCTCCTCGGCTCGCCGAGTGCGGGCCGCCTCGTCCTGCTGCTCGCCCATCAGCTCAACGACCCTGCGCGCGACCCGCTCCGCCGACACGTCGGGGGGCCGCCGGCCCGCCCGCCGTACCCGTACACGGTGGGGGAGGGCGCCTGCCGCGACCAAGCTCAACGGCCGCCCTTCCTCGCCGGTGCGGAAGCGGGGGATGGGGAAGCCCGGCACGTTGACCGCCAACGCCGCCACCAGCTCAAGGTGCCCGCCGACCGGCCGCCAGTCGCCGGAGAGGGGCGAGCGGCGCAGCACGGCCACCTGCTCCTCGGTGAGGCCGGGCAGGAGGCTACCGGCGACCCAGATCCCATGCTCATCCTCGCCAGCGGCGACGGCGGCGGCCGCCGACCCGGTGTGGGCGTAGTGGGTCATCGTGTCGACCAGGCCGGCGGTGGGTTCGGCGTGCGTCGTGCCGGCGACGATCGTGCCGACCGGCACGTCCGCCCCCTCGGCCGTGCGGATGAGACCGGTGTGGAACAGGCCGTACCCGGTCGCGGAGTGGGGTGGGGTGCGGCAGTGGCCGGTGATCCCGGTGTGGCAGGTCTCCCACGTCGCGAGGTGCCCGTAGACGCGGCCGTCGTCGGTGACGGCGAGCGGGGTCGGCCCGGCCAGCTTCGGGTCTGCGAACCAGGCGGCCGGCGGTGCGGCCGGGCCGCCGGCCGCCACCACCGGCGCGACCGGCCGGGTGGTGATCATGCCGCCGGACGCCGGGGCGAGGCTGCTCGCGCTCGAGTCTTCCCACGGCGGGGTGATGCTGGAGTCGTTGAACTCGCGCGCCGCCGCCCGGTACAGGGCGGCCAGCTTCGCCTTCACCGCGTCCATCTCGCTGTCCGGGATGCCGACGCGGCCGCGCGCCGACGCGGCCGCGAACACACCGCGCAGGACGGCGCGGAGCTGGCCGTCCACGATGTCGGCGAAGCCCAGCTTGTACGCGCTCACGCTCATAGGCGGCTGGTCGGGGTCGCGCCACAGGAACGCGCGGCTGTACTTGGTGGGGTCGATGGCGTTGCTGTCGCCCTTGGCCCAGTCGGCGACCCGCTGCGCCGCCGCCGCGCTGTCCCACGCGTGGTCGCGGGGGGCCCAGGGGAGGCCGGCGTCGCCGACCGCCCCGAAGCTCGGCGAGGTGCCGTGGGTGGACTGAAGGGACGCGGCGACCGGTGTCGTCCCCGCACCGACCGGCTGAGACCCGTTCGGGGGCACACCTGGTGGCATGTCCTGCGGCATGTCGTCGTAGACGGCTTCGATCTTCGCTTCCGCGAACGCGGGCTGCGCGACCAGCGTGGCGCTCATCAGCCGCCACTCGACCGCGGCCTCCACCATCTCCAGCCCCTCGGGGACTTCGAGGATGATCCAGCCGTCGCCGTCATCGATCTCCTCGATCGCGGTCTCGCAGTCGACCTCCGCCCCGTCCTGGTAGCAGCGGGTTTCGAACGTCACGTTGTCGAGGTCGACCGACACCCACCCGGCCATCCCGCGCGCCAGCTTCCCCGCCACCTCCTGCGCTTGCGGGTTGACGAGGTCGAACGTGCCCTCACCCCACAGGAACCCGCCCTCGACCCACGCCCGCGTGATCTGGCCGACGTCGTAGGCGCCCGCATGCTCGCCCTCCAACGTCGGCTGGTACAGCAGGAGCATGGGGTAGGGGCGGGTCTGCGGTTGCCCGCCCGGCGGGGCGACGATCATCCGCCGGTCGCCGGACTGGGTGTCGAGGGGGGCCAGCCGGCCACGCCAGCCTGACGGCAAGCGGCTGCCGTCAGGACCGGTCGCTGGCGTGGCCGGCTGGGTGCCGCCCGCGTCCTGCTGGCCCGGTGGGGGGGTGGTGTCCACCGGCGGCGCGGCAGTCTGGGCGGCTTGGAGTTTGGTCATCATGCCCTCCCGGGGGCTGCGGCTGCTGTCTGTGCGTCCGGCCGCTCGGCCTGCTCCCGCACGGCTTCCTCCTCGGTGAGGAAGAGGCATGTGCAGCGGCAATTCACTACCTCGGACGCGGGCGCGCCGGCCGCGTGCGGGTGCTGCATCTCCCACCCGCCGACGAGGAACGGGTTGTCGAGCGGCTGGACTTGGCCGTGCGCCTGCTGGTGGTCGGGGCGGGTGCGGGGGTCGGCGGTGGCCCACCACTGCTTCCACATCGCGACGCCGGCGGCCTGCGAGTAGGCGACGGTGCCTTGATAGCTGCCGCCGTTCAGCGCCCCCATCGACTCGGTGCGCGCGATCCGCGTGGCCCGCTCCCGCCATACGCCCTCGGAGTCGCGGGCGGCGTCGTACAGGTCGCGGCGGCGGGCCCGCAGCCGCCCCGCTTCCGGTGCCGGCAGGTCGGGCTGGGCCAACTCCCGCTCCACATCGCCGATGTCGGCGCGGATGGCGCGGGTGGGGGCGTCGAGGTTGAGGACGCGGCCGACGCGGGCCCGCAACTGGTCGACCGTCTCGCCGGCCGCCGTCCCTTCCAGCAGCTCATACCGGACTTCTTCGAACACGCCACGCGGCCACAGGCGGGGGGAGAGCCGGTCGGGCACCTCCGCGAGGTAGGCGAGGCGGTACGGCTCATCCGCGATCTGCGCGCGGATGGCGTACTCGGCGAACGCGGTACCGAACACGTTCCCGATCACCGGGACGACCCGCGACTCCACCAGCGACAGCCAAATCCGGTCATCCGGCCACAGCGACAGGTCGGGCGGCGGCTCGCCGCCGGCCGCGATCAGCCCGGCAGCAGGCAGGCCGGCGGCGGTCGTCGCGGCGGACGCGGCCCGCGTGGTGGGGGCGGGCAGGTGGAGGACGGCGGCGCGGGCCTGCGTCAGGAACGTGCCCATCGCCGGCAGGACGGCCGCGACCACCTTCTGCTCGGCGGCCGAGACCTGCGCGACCCGCCGCATCCGCCCCGTGAGCCACGGGTCGTCAAGCCCTGATTCACGCGGCATGCGCACACCCCTCCCGCTCCAGGTAGGCGGCGAGGTAGCCGCGCTGGTGCGGCTCCCCCGCCCGCAGCAGGTCGAGGACGTATTCGTGGACGGCGCGGTGGACGCACGGCTGGTCGGGCAGAGCCGCTTCGAGGACGGTGTAGGCGCCGTCGAGCAGGCGGTCGAGGTCGCGGCCGTGGGTGGAGATGACGGTGTGGAGTTCCCACGCCGGCACGTCGGGGTGCTGGTGGCGGGCCCGCCGGTCGAGGAGCCGCTTGCCGGCGACCTCCAGGGCGCGCAGCGTGCCGGCTTCCGCGGCCGCGATGAGTGAAGCCGCCGCACCACCCCGCCCCCCCGAGGGAGGTGGTGGGGCGGCCGACTCGGGGTTGGGGCCGGCCGGGGGCTCGTCGCGCGACCCGGGCTCGACCTGCGGCTGCCCACCAGCCCCCCCGTCGGCGCCCCCGTCCGGCCCGCCGGCCGGTGCGGTTGGGGCGGCCGGCAGAGGGAGGGCGACCGGGATGTCGAGGGCGCGGAGGAGTTCGGGGGCGAGCTGCGGCGCCCGCTGGAGAAGCTGGACCAGCAGCCACCGCCGCCACTCCGCCGGCGTCGGGGCGTCCTGGTCACCGAACCCGTTCTCCCGCCGCGCCGCGTCCTCCGACAGCAGGCCCTGCTGGTACAGGGTGATCGCTTCCGGCCCCTGGTTGGGGCGCTGCGCGAGCTGGGAGGTGTCGAACCAGACGACGTAGTCGGTCGGGTTGGGGACGCGGAGAGCGGTGAGCGCGGGCCGCAGGAACCGCTCCGTCAACGCCGCGCAGATGACCCCCAGCAGCGGCTCGACGTGCAGCTTGATCGCCGACTCATCGATCGCCCACGCGTTCCAATGGTTGCTCGACTGCCCCACCCCGAGGAGCACTTCGGGGGGGATGTCGACGCCGAGCGCCAGGCGGCGGATCGCGCTCGCCCGCAACGGCTCGATCTGCGCGTCGAACGGCGTCGCGAGGCTGAGGTGCTGGATCTTCCCGATCGCCGCGTCCGGGACGCGGATGAGGATGGGGACGACGGCGGAGGCGTTGTCGCGGTCGGTGATCGGGGTGACCATGGCGTCGATCAAGCTGGCCATGAAGGGGTCTTCGTGGAGGGGGTTGGCGGTCCCTTCCGACTCCTGCGGCGCCGGCGTCGACGCCGACTCAGGCACCGCGAGGATGCCGGCACCGGCCAGCCGCGAGTCGACGGTGGCCAGGATGTGGCCGGACAGCGCGGCCAGCTCGGCGAGCGTGCCGAGGAGCGGCCGGCAGGGCGAGTCGGCACCGCGGACGTCGTTGGCGTGGGGCCGCCAGATGCGCACGATGGTCGACTTGGCGGGGTCGAGCCTGAGCGGCTGGTCGCGGTCGGCGACCACGACGGCCAACTGCCCGCCCGCCTTCGCTTGCAGCTCGTTCTGCGACGCCACCACCCACGCCCGCTGCCCGGTGTCGGGGTCGTCGTAGCCGACCAGGTAGGACTCGCCGGGGACGGTGAGGTGGGTGGCGAGGCGGCGCAGCATCTCGGCCTGCGCCGTCATCCCCCCGCCCCACTCCTCCAAAGGCACCCGCACCTGCTCGTCCTCGACCGGCGTCGGGTCGCCCTCGCCGTTGGGGTCGGGGGTGCCGACGAAGAGGCGCGAGCGGGACAGGGCGTTTGCGAGCCAGGTGGTGGCGAACCGCAGCTCACCCACCGAGTCGTAGTAGCCCCAGGCGCGGGTCTGCCAGTCCTGCTGCCGCACCACCCTCCGCACCTGCGACTGGGAGACGAGGACGGCGGAGGCGATGATCGCGTCCCGCCTTTGGCCGCTGCGCGGGTCGTGCGTGCTGTAGCGGTGCCGGCGGATGCCCAACGGTCCCCCCTGTTCCGTCGTGGTCGGTCAGCCGTCCAGCTTGTCGAGGAGGCCGACGGCGTGGGAGGCGGTGAGGGTGAGAGCCGGCAGGCCCCACCACCAGGCGTCGCGGGCCCACCAGCCCGACGCGGCCACGGCGGCGCACAGCCAGAACCCCGCACACCACGGGCAGGTCAGGAGGGTGGCCGGCTTGGAGTCCGGGCCCCAGCGGCGGATCGTCCAGGCACGGACGGGGCTGGTGAGGGTGTCGCGGGTGACGAGGCGGGTGAGGCGGGCGGACGCGCCCACCACCAGCACCACCAGCCACAACAGCGACATGTGACAAATCGTAGACCTGTCGTTGCGCTAGGTCAGACCTGGTGGGCGGCGCGTCGAGTGTCCGGAAAAGCGGAATACTTGACAAGAACAGTCTGTACACGTTAAACTATTGGCATGACGGAGACGACGGAAGCCACGAAGGTCGGGATCGACATCACGGTCAACCCCACCGGGGTCGACATGAACGCCCTGACGAACACGTTCAAGCGGATCGCCCGCGACGCGGGCGGCACGATCCTCGGCGCGGGGTGGCGGGACCAGACGCCGCAGCAGTCGAGGATCACGATCACGGTCAACCTCCCCGCCGAGGGCGGCGAGGCCGTGGACTACCTGGCGAACGTCCTGGTCACGGTCTTCAGGCGGGCCTGCCTCGACGCCGGGGCCACGGTCCTCGGCGCCGGCTTCCGCCACTAGCCCGGATGCCGGCCGGAGGAGGGGCCCGGCCGGCATCCGCCCCCCCACAGAACGGAAGGACGGACCCAGACAATGGCATCCCCACACACCCTGCCCTACGACCTCGTATCCAGCGCCTGCGAGGCCGCCGGCGTCGACCCCGACCTCGACCTCCGCACCGACTACAACGGCCGCGCGATGATGGGCGACACCTGCTGGGGCGTCGTGCTCACCGACGGTTCCCGGCTCGGTGTCTTCGCGGCCGAGCTGATGGTCGCGGCGATCGATGAGTTCGGGGTGTCGAGGGAAGACCCGGGCGAGGACGCTGAACTCAGCACCCGCCCCGTTCGCGAGATGCTCGCCGCCGCGCGCCTCGACCAGATGGGCACCGGCGTGATCGTCTACTTCCCCGGCTGGCAACTCGCCGACTAAACCTCTGAATTACGCCCCACCAACCGCATCACGGCGGGTAACGTTCCACCTCGGTTCCCCGCCGAACCGAGGGATGTCCTATATCGACCAGACCGGCAGGCCCCCCCACATCGCGCCTGGGGGGCCTGCCGGTTTCCTGCGTCTCGTCAGGACAGGCCGGGTAGCCCGGGGGCGGTAGCGTCAGCCGTGTCGGCCGCATCGTCACGCGCCCGCTGAGCCCCCAGCCGGAGCCACTTCGCCAGCAGGCCGACCTGGAGCAGCGCGATCAGCAGCGTGCCCGCCCACCACGCCTGGACGTGCAGGTGTGCGGGCAGCGTCGCCAGCGCCCCTATGCCCAGCGCGTAGCCGGCCACCTGCTCGGCGAGGGCGCCGATGTTCTCAGCGTCCGCGATCAGCGCGCGGTCGGCCTCATCCGGCTCCGCCGCCGTCCCGAACCTAGGGCGGGCGTAGAGGTAGGAGTAGCACGCCGCCGCCGGCACGCCGGCGAGCACGGGGAGGGAGACGTACAGCGCCACCCCGCCGTGCCGGCTGATGGCGAAGGCGAGCGCGAGCACCGCGGTGCCCGCGGCCACGCCGACGAGCGTGGCGACAAGCCAGAAGGCGACATGCTTCATCGTGACTCCGTGATCAGTGGGAAGGAGTCGAGGGCGAACAGGTCCTCGACCCGGCAGTCGAAGGCGGCGGCGAGGCGGAGCGCGAGGCCCAGGCTGGGCTCGTACTCGTACCGCTCGATCCGCCCGATGGTGGCCGGGTGGCAGCCGGCCAGCTCCGCCAGCTCGCTCCGCGACCAGCCGCGGTCGACGCGCGCCGCCGCGAGACGGTTGAAGACCTGCCCGCCCCGGGAAGTGGAAGCGTCCATGCAGCAGAACATAGCATTAATGTAACGAAAAGGCTCATTCATGCTACAACGAGGGGGCTTCCGGACCGGATTCTGGGCGGAAGCCCCCTCGGGGCGGGCAGACCTACAGGCGGGTGCCGGTCAGAACCCGACGCCCTGCTTCAGGAACTCGCCGGTGTACAGGTCCTCGTACTTCAGGCCCGTTTTGAAGTGCTGATGGAGGGTGGCCGCGACGGCTTGCTGCTGGGTGATGAAGGCGGTGACGCGGCCGTGGTCGAACGCGCCGACCGTCTTGCCCGGCCCGTCCGACATCAGCAGTTGCTGCTTCATCGTCTTCACCGCGAACGCCGCCCGCTCGACCGGGTAGGGATATTCGGCGTAGAAGTCGGCCGAGTTGAGTTTTGACATGAACTCGTTCGTCTTCGTCGGGTTGCGCGTGTAGTCGACCTCGGCGTCCTGAAGGATCGGCACCAGCTTGCGCAGGCACGCTGTTTCCTGATGGAGCTTCGAGGCGAGCACGGAGATGACGTTGACGTACGGGTCGTACAACTGCATCCCCTGCCACAGGACAACGGCCTTCACCGGCTTGTGCCAGCGCGGGTCCTTCCGCAACTCATCCGTCTCATTCGACACGTAGCCCTCGAAGATCCAGTCCGGGTGGGCGAGGAACGGGGCGATTGAGCCGTCAGCATCGGCGACGATCTGCCCCTGCTTCAGCACCCCCAGCGCGACCAGGGCGGTCGCATACGACGAGGACGCCGAGGTGTGGACTCGCGCTGACGGGTCCTGGCCGATGTCGGCGACCGAGTGGAAGCCTGGCCAGCGCTTCGGGTCGAAGATCAACGAGATCGGAGAGTGGTTCAGCGGCGCGAACACGCCGATCACCGGCTGTTTCGCCGGGTCGCTGTTGACGCCGGTCGCATAGTCACCATCGACGGCGGCCGCGAAGATCTGGTCCGGGCTCGCCTCCATCAGGTCGGCGGCCTTCGCGTAGTTGACCGCAGGCCCACCCGACCTCAACTCCAGGTCGACGCCGGTATCGACGTTGCCGGCGATCAGGTCGCCGACCACCTTCTTGTGGGCGCTGTCGATCAGGACGTGTTGCCCGCCGATCAAGTCGTAGAACGGCCCATCGCTCGCCTCCGGGAACCAGCCGAGCTGGAACACGATCCTGCTCGGGCAAACCCCCCTCAGCGACTCGGCGGCGGACGCCTGCCGGCCTTCCTTCCCATGAACGGTCTTGGTACCGCTGTCGCACCCCGCCGCACTGGCCAGCGGCAGGGCGGCGGCAAGGACACCGGCGGCGAGCCGACGCCGCCAACGCCAGCCTTGACGGCTGAAAAATCCCATCTCGGGCTCCTGAAACGTTGAATTCCCCCCGGGCAACCCGACACCGTATGGCCGTATCCAGCTATTGGTGGTGCATATATGCACCACCAATCTGCTCGGGCGACAAAGCACCCCAAATCAGTAGGGGCGGCGGGGGACCTGCCTGCCCTGCGGCGGCCGGGCCTGTGCCGCCTGCCTCGACACCGACGTCGCCGTGGACACCATCCCCGCCGCGCCGGGGATCGGTAGGAGGCTGTACGCCAGATGCACGCTGGCGTCGATGCGGCCGGGGGACTCCTTACCCGGCTGCCACGTCGCCCACTCCTCCTCCAGCTCAGGCAGGTAGGCGCCCAGGCGGATCCGGTCTTCGATCACCTGCTGCGCCACCGGCTCCGCGCGCAGCAGCTTCCCGCGCCGCGAGTGGGCGAGGATGCGACGCGGGGGGAGCCGGTCATACGGGTTCGCCTCCCCGGGGTGGGCTTCCGCATACTCCCGCAGCAGGGCCTGCCACGCCGTCCGGATCACCAGGGCGGCCATGTCGCCGCCGAAGTTGCTCTCGATCACGATCCGGTCGGCGTCGATCTCGGCCGCAAGCCCGCAGACCCGCCGCGCCCACCACTCGGACGGGCCGGCGTCGGAGTAGTCGTGGGTCCAGTACAGCCGCCCGTCCTCGCCCAAGTACCCGCCGACGATGCCGGCGACGTCGCGGCCGCCGCCGGAAGGGTCGACGGCGACACCAACCTTCAGCGGCTTCGTGGCCGGGTGGTAGTCGCGGCGGTCGCGGAGGACGTCGCGGGTCAGCAGCGCGCCCTCGGCCGGCTTCGGGTCGCCCATGTACAGGGCAGCCCAGTCGCGGACGTGTGACTTCCGCCTCTTTTCCGCCCAGTGCGCCCGAGCCGAGTCTGTGTCGTGGGCGGGGATGCGGGGGTGGGGGAGCGGCGCGCCGTAGGGGCGGCCGAGCGGGTCGCGGTCGGGGTCGGTGCAGAACGCGGGGAGGTGGATGACGCGCCAGTCGCCGCCGTCCTCCTCCCGCCCTTCTTCCTTCAGCAGTCGTCCCGCCAGGTCGTCGTCGTTCCAGCGGGTCAGGATGATGACCTCGGGCGCGCCGGGGGAGCCACGCGAGCGGAGGGTTGAGGAGTGCCAGTCGGCTACGGCGTCCCGGATCCGCTTGCTGTCCGCCTCCAGCCGGTTCTTGTGGGGGTCGTCCACGATCAGCCAGTCGCCGGGGTGCCCGGTCAGGCCGGAGCCGACGCCGCACGCTTTCATCCCCCCGCCGGTCGTCACCTGCCAGTCGCCGGCGGCGCGGGTGGCGGGGTCGAGCTTGAGGCCGTACCGGGCCCCGTACCTTTCGATCAGCCGGCGGGTGTTCAGGCCCCGCTTCTTCGCCAGGTCGTCGCCGTAGGAGCCGAGGACGATGCGGGCGGTCGGCCGCAGCGCCAGCAGCCAGAACGGCGCCCACTCGCCCGCGGTCGTGCTCTTACCGACCTGCGGCGGCGTCATGATCAGCAGGTGTTTGATCACGCCGTTGAGCAGGTCGCGGAACGCGTCGCCGATCAGGACGAGGTGGGGGCGGACGGCGTAGGTCCTGTCGAGGTGGGTGGCCAGCGTGACCGGGGTGCCCAGCGCGGCGCGGTCGGCCCGCGTCCGCTGCTCCTCAACCGCCCCCATCCGTCACTCTGACACGCCCCATCACTCCGACACACCCAGGGCTTCGAGCTGGCGGGTGACGGCATCGCGGATCTCGCGCAGCTCCCGCACCTGCTCCTCCGGGCTCATGGCCACGGGGTCGGGCAGCTCGGGCCCGGCGCCGGCCGGCACGCCCGCGCCGGTGGTACCGGGGGTGGTGGGGGGGCGGTGGCCGCCGGCCCCCGGCAGTATGCCGACGCCGTACGCGTCGTGCAGCCAGCGCATGGCGGTGTCGGCGCAGCGGATGACGTCGAGCAGGGGTACGCGGTCGACGTCGGTGTCGGTGAGGCGGGCCAGCCGGCCGGCCGCCCGCCTGACGACGGCCCAGGCGAGGCCGGCTTCCCGCTCGGCCAACTCCCGCCGCCGCTCGACCATCCGCTCCGCGTACAGCCGGTCCTGTTCCCGGTCCCACCCCGCCGCCCTGTCCACCCACGACCAGCGGGCGGCGAGGTTGCGGGTGTGGCCGTAGGACAGGCTGGCACCCATGGCTGTCAGCGCCTCGGCTGCGTTTGCCAGCGTCCTCGCGCGCCCCATGTCCCGATAGTGGGTGAAATACGAGTAGTGCCGCTCCGGCTCACCGGGCTGGCGGTCCCACGGCTCGATGTCGGGGGAGAGGGGGCGGGGCGTGTACCGGCCCACAGCGCTGTCAGCCCTTCCGGCCGGCCAGCGCGAAGAACTCGGCCCGCGTCTCCGCCTGCTTTCGGAACGCTCCGCGCAGGGCGGAGGTGTGGAAGGCCGCGCTGCGCTTCCGCGCCCCCCGCACCGTCATGCACGTGTGTACCGCTTCCAGCACCACACCCACCCCTGACGGCTTCAGGTGGTCTTCGATGGCGTCGGCGACCTGGTTGGTCAGCCGTTCCTGCACTTGCAGGCCGCGTGAGTAGGCGTCGACGACGCGGGCCAGCTTGGACAGGCCGACGATCCGCCTGCTGAGCGGCAGGTAGGCGACCCACGCATGCCCGTAGAAGGGGAGGAGGTGGTGTTCGCACAGCGACACGAACTCGACGGGCCCGCAGCAGACCATCTGGTCGACCTCGCCGGCGTCCTCGAACTGGACGGCCAGCAGCTCGCCGACCGTGCGGTCCGGTGGCGTGGTCATTTCCTCAAGGGCTGCGATGACCCGGTCGGGGGTGCGGGCGAGGCCGGGGCGGTCCGGGTCGTCGCCGGCGAGCTGGAGGAGGGCACGCACCCCGTCCCGCGCCGCCTCCACCGGGCTGTGGGGGCGGCGCATGCTGGTCGCGGGTGGGGTGGTGGATGCGGGGGCACCGATCTGGGTCATCAGCGGCCCTTCTGATCGTCGTAGAGGAGGGTGTGGAGGCGGGTGGTGGTGTGGAAGCCGTGCGCGTGGATGGCGGCGGCGATGGCGCGGTGCGTCTCTACCACCGCGGCGGCGGTCGTCCCCTCCGGCATGATCCACACCGCGTCGGCCGGCAGGTGGTGGGCGGCAGCCAGCTCGGCGGCCTCGCGTACGTCGAGGATGCTGGTGCAGACGAACTTGAAGCAGGCCCGGCCGTCCTCGGCCAGCTCGCGGAACGCGGCGAGCGGTTTCGACTTGACCCGCTGCCGCTCCGCCACCCCGCTGTTGCCGAGCTTGGGGGAGACCGTCCAGTGGTCGACCCGCTCAGCGAGCCATGGCCGGGGCACCAGCGTTCCGTTCGTCTCGACATGCCACCGGCCCTGCCAGCCGGTCACCAGGGCGCTGAGACCCTCCCGCGACTGCCACAGGAGCGGCTCACCGCCGGTCATGACGCACAGGGTGGTGCGGTGGCCGAGGAGGGCGCCGAGGACGGCGGTGACCGACGTTTCCGGGCAGGTCTGGGTGAGGTCGTGGCGGGCGGCGTCCCACGTCTCCGGCTGATCACACCAGGCGCAGTCGAGGTTGCAGTGGCCGAGGCGGAGGAAGGAGCAGCGGCGGCCGGCGTGCGGGCCTTCCCCCTGCCACACCGGCCCGTACACCTCGGCGACGGGGAGCGTGATCGGGCCGCCGATCTGGGACGGGGGTGGTGGCGGGATGGCGACCGGCACCCCCGGCGGCAGCGGCGGCGGATAGCTCATCGCCCGGCTCCGTTGGCGGCGGCCGCCGGCGTGGCCACCACGCTCGCGGAGTTGGTCTGCGTCTCCCGCACCCGCACCCGCGACACGCACGCGCCGGGCGCGGGTGCGGTGGTCGCCGCGAGGGCATGCCCGGCCAGCCGGTGGAGGAGGCCGGCGACCTCCTCCACCGTCGGCCACAGCTGCCCGGCGGTGGTGAACTGGCTGCGCTCCTGGTCGCCGAAGACGAAGACCTTGCAGCCCTGCGCGATGAGGATCGAGGTGAGCGGGTCGTCGCGGCCCAGCATGCTGCCGTGGTCGAGGTAGCCGTCGATGAGGCCGCGGAGGCGGGCCTTGAACTCGCCGAACTCCACCACCGTCCCCAGCGGGGTGAGCTCGGGCGCTGAGACGGCGATGTCGACCCGCCACGAGTGGCCGTGGAGGCTGGCGCACTTCCCGCCGAGGTGGGGGAGGCGGTGGGCGGCCTCCCACGTGTGGCTGACGGTGATGACGTGCCGGACGGCCGCCGGCGTCGCTGCGCGGCTTGTCACCTGATGTCGCGTCACGCCGGGCCTTCCAGGGAGAGCGGCGCGACGGTGGTGGTCGGCTGGTCATCCGCCCACCAGTCGGGGCCGTACCCGATCCGCGCCATGATCACGTAGGCGGTGGCGTCGCGGCCGACCCGCTGCCCAGACCGCACCCGCGCGTCGTGCTTGGCCCAGAAGTCGCGGGCCGGGCCGTCCAGCTTCAGCCCGCCGGGGAAGGTCGCGGTGACCTCATCGAGGAAACCGGCGCCGCCGAACGCCAGGACCCGCTGGAGGCACGCCCAGCACGCCCCGCAGTGCGAGGTGTCGGGCTGGTAGCAGGTGCGGGTGGCGAGGGCTTCGTCCAGCCGGCCGCGCTCCGCCCACCAGCGGACCAGGTCCATCTTGCTGAGCCCCTGGAGGGGGTGGGTGAGGTGGAAGTCGAAGCCGGCGGCCGTCATCAGCTGCTGCAGGGTGGTGTGGAAGCGGAGGCTCTTGTCGCCGGCCGCCAGCTTCGTCTCATCGCCCCGGTTGCCGACCCAGATCTCCCCCCACTGGCCGCGGTGGGCTTCGGCGACCGTCCACAGGATCGCCGCGTTCCGGCCGCCCTGAATGTGCTGGTAGGTGCGTTTGTAGGCGAGGGGGCGGGTGATGACGGACAGGTCGGGGGCGAAGAGGCGGGCGGTCTTGATCTCCTCCTCGGCGTACGGGATGCCGGTGTCGATGTAGACGGCGATGCGGGGCAGTTCCAGCTCGCACGCCATCGCCCACGCGGTGGTGGAGTCGAGGCCGCCGGTCAGCGGGACGACGACCACCGCGCCCGGCGCGTGGTCGCCGGTGGACTCGGGGTTTTCGGCGCAGTTGTCCATCGCCGCCCGGAAGGGGGTGTCGACCGGGCCGCCCACCCACTCCGCCACCGGGTCGATGTCGTCGGGGGCGAGGCGGACCCACTCCTCCTGCGCGGCCGGTGGGAGGAGCAGCCCGCGGTCGTCCATGTAGACGTCGCCGTTGACCTTCCCGTAGGTGAGCTGGTGGTAGGGGACGTGGTGGAGGTGGAGCCAGTAGGCCAGCTCGCTGTGGTGGGCCGGGGGGCGGGAAGTCTGGATGACGATGCGGAACCCGGCGACCTCCAGCCGCTTGAGGAGGGCGATGAGGCCGGGGCGGGGCGGGCCGGGGGCTTCCCGCTGCGTGTCGACACAGACGGTCCCGTCGAAGTCGATGACGAGGGTCGGCTCGTGGTACCAGTTCCGGACGCCGTTCACGCGACACCTCCCGCCTGCTGGCCGGCTGCCGTGCTGGCTGCCTGGCTGCGGTCTGAGCCGCCGGGGTCGCGGAACGCGGCCTCCGGCAGCGGGTGGCCGGTCGCGAGCGCCCACCAGCCGGCGCAGACCATGTAGCCGAGCGGCATGCCGGCCGCCCACGCCGCCGGCTGGTAGCCGGTGCCTTCGGCCTGGTCCTGCCTGAGCATCCCGTGGTGGCAGAAGAAGGCGGTGTCGGGGCCGGGGCGGCGGGCGTCTTCCTCCTCGGGGCTGCCCGGCCGGTAGGCGCAGTCGACGCACGGACTCTTCATCACGGCGGGCGGTCGGGGAAGCGCCACCACCTCTTCCGGGCTGTAGCCGGCGATGTCGTCGGTGGTCCCGGAGCCGTGGCAGTGCAGGCACTTCTCGCCCGACTCCCACCGCCCGTTGTCGCAGTATGGGCAGCGGTAGCGGCTGAGCCTGACCGTCCCAGCCGCCGGGCTCGGTACCGAGTAGTTGACGCAGTTCATGACACTTCAACCTCCTGGGGTGGGCAGGGGGTGACGGGCAGGCTGCCGGCGACCGCGTACTTCCACTCGTCGGGGCCGACGGCGAGGTACAGCTTGGTGCCGAGTTCGGCGGGTGGCAGGTCGCGCGGCGGGGTGACGCGGTGGCGGCGGACGAGGTACTGCCCCCACGCGGCGAAGGAGCGGGCGGCGGCGACGACCAGCTTCACCCGGTCGTCAGACGCCTCGCCGTACCGGCGGAAGTCGGGCTGGAGGACGCGGTGGGCTGGCAGGTCGTAGGCACGCAGCAGGGCGGCGTGCCGCGCGACGTCTTCCCGCCTGCGGTAGTACACGCGGGTGAGCCGCATCCGCCGCTCATCCCACAGGGTCACCAGCGGGCAGCGGATGGACATGGTGAACGTCGATGAGTCGACGGAGTACAAGGGCATCCTGTTGAGCAAGCCCGGCGCGGTGATACCGAACGCGTGGAACCGCGCCCCATGCTCGCCGCCGACGCGGAGGCAGCGGAGCAGCCACGCGCCGATGGCCCGCCGTGATGGACGGCCGCCGGCCAGGCCGCCGAGCGCGATGTAGGGGTAGGTGCGGCAGAGCGCGGCCAGCTCGTCCCACGGCTCCCCTCCGTGGAAGACGGGGAAGACGTGGCAGCCCCGCCGCTCCATCTCGTGCAGGTTGCGGCGTGACGCGGCGTGGTCGCCGACCACGTCGAGGTTGGCGGCGGTGGTGAACAGGCCGTCCCAGTCGCGCAGCCAGGCCGCGTACTCGCCCGGCTTGATCACCGCCCCCGTCGTGTACGCGCTGTACGCGCCGGAGTCGGCGAACAGGTCGACGCCGCCCGGCACCCGGTCGACCAGCGCGGCCAGGTCGACGGTGCGGAAGTAGTGGTAGCTGACGAGGATCTGCGGCTTCACCCCACCCTCTCTTCCTGCCAGCCGGCCTGGCGGAGGAGGTAGAGGAAGCGGGCCGTGTCGTCGTCGCCGGCGGGCTCGGTGACGTCGTAGAACCCGGCCCGCGCGTGCTGGGGGACGCGGAATCGCAGGACCGGCCACAGGTCGTCGTCCTTCGGCTCCCCGAACTCGTCGGCCAGGCTGTCGAGGGTGTCGGGGTTGTCGAGGATGGCGATCAGGTCGGCCAGGTCGTCGTCGCCGTAGCCGGTGCCGTCCAGGCCGTCTTCGGTCTCGGCGAAGCCGCGCAGGAGGCCGAGCAGGGATTCCTTGTCGTAGTCGCCCTTGTCGTGGGTGGCGTTGTCGACGGCGAGGATGCGGAGGGCGGCGTCGGAGGTCGGGTCGAGGTCGAGGTGGACGGCGGCGACCTCGGTCCAGCCGAGTTCGCGGCAGGCCATCCACGTGTGGTTGCCGGCGAGCAGGGTGCCGTCGCGGGCGGCGACGAGCGGCTTGTACTGGCCGTGCCGGATCAGGCTGTGCCGGATGTCGGTGAGGGAGCCTCGGCGGGGGTTGTCGGGGTGGCAGCGGAGGCTGTCCAGCGGCACCGCCAGGTGCCGCAGCTCGTCACGGATCCCACCAGTCACACTCCGCACAGTAGTCATGCGGGCGGTTTCGGCGGGGAACCGACCCGAACGCCGCCCCCCGCCCCCACCCCGGACGGTAGTGATATGCGCACGGACAGCCGTTGCTGCTGCTAGGGTCCTGTCTGCCGGGCATGGAGGGCCCGGTACGGACCCACCGCGAGGCACCCCCCGGCCTCGCCGGCCCCCAGGCGACCCGCCGTGACCCGCCGGCCGCCGCGCCCCCGGGTGTGGCGCACCCGTTTCACGGCCCCCCGCCTGCTGGCCCCCATTGGCCGGGCGGCAGCCCTGCTGGGGCCGGCCGCGGAGGTGGGGACGGAGGGCATACCGGGCATGCCAGGGATGCCAGACACCACACCGTTCGGTCACGGGTGCTTCGTGCCGCCGGGGATGCCGACCCCCGCCACAGCCCCCGCTGACCCTTCCATCGTCCGCGGATCGGGTCGGCGTAGCCGCCTGCCCGTCTCCGGAGTCGTCATCACTTCCGCCCAGAACCGCCCCGGAAGGCGGCGGGCCGTGGTGGCGTGCTCCTGACCCACAGCACCAACCCCGGTATTCAACGAAGCACGATCACCCGACACGAAGCCAGCCAGTCGGAGAGGAGGCGGGTCGCATGCTCCGCCGAACCCGCCCCACGCCTACCCCGGAGGCGATGGGGACGAGGCGGCGGACCGCCCGCAATTCCTTCTCGCGAAGCAGTCGACTGTGCGAGCTGAACGACAGTGGGGGGGCGCGATCAGCCCGTCGCCCAAGGGCACGGGCGGCGGCACGCGTTCACACCCCCGCACGTCCGCGGACGGTGGTCGTGACGGGCGGTGCGGTCCAGTCAACTGCCGCGCACCGCCCGTCACTGTTGTCAATATATGGCAGCAGCGTCACATGTAAACCACAGGCAAGACCGGTTTACAGATCCCTTACCGCCTGTCTTGCCGGCGACTCGGCATACATATAACAGGCCCATTCAGGCCCCATCACAACCACACCTCCAGTCCCAGCCACCTCACCACCAGCATCGACGCCGGGGGAGGTGGTCGGTCGGCGTACGGTGACACGGCGGCGTTTTCGAACGTATGTCCGAAGATCGGAGGTGTCCGCGTGGTGAGCGGCGGCGGCAGTGGCGACGTCGAGGTGTTGCGGCGGCTCGCGGCCCACGTCCGCGGGCTGCCGGACGTGGACATCCAGGCGCTCCGGGGGCAGTTGCGCACGCTGCTGCCCGACGATCCGCCGTGGGTCGGCCGGTTCGGCAGGCTGCTGGGCGGGTTCTGCGGCTATGCCCACCGCGTTGACCCAGGCTCGCTCGAACCGGTACACGCGACGGAGCGGCTGTTCGCGCGGGGGCCGGAGGCGACCGCCGACGTCATCCTCGACTACGCCGGCGAGCTGGCGGCCGCGGCGTCCTCGACGCTCGGCGACGGGGGCTGACCAGCCGGGGAGTGGGGTGGGGAGCGACCAGCGGCTGCTGCACGGCTACGCGCCCAGCCAGCCCGACGCGCAGCCGCTGGTTCTGACCTGGCTGTCCCGGCGTCCCCACCCCTCTCGCCGAGACCGTACAGCGCGGGCGGGGGTCAGCGATTCCCGCGGCGTTGGCGGCGTCCGTGGTGGATGGCGAGGGCCGTGAGGCAGGCCGCACTGCCCGCCGTCCACGCCCCGAAGGTCGCCCAGATGACGATCACGGCGCGCGTGAGGATCGCGTCCTGGAGGTGGAGGGGCAGGAAGATCAGGAAGGGGCTCGCGGCGATGACGGCTGCGAGTTCCGCGAGGAGCAGCAGCCCGCCTGCGGCGACGCCGCTGGCGATGATGAAGTTGGCCCGCTTGGCCCGGTCGTGCTTGGTTGATCGCCAGATGCGGACGTAGGGGTGGGGCGGCCGGCACGTCTTGCGCCTCATGCTGGTTGGGTGAGCTGGCGGAGGGTTGTCAGGTGGTGGTGGCCGCCGGCGCGGGCGCAGAGCTGGTAGGGGTCGAAGTGGTAGGCGTGGATGCCGGCCGCCTGCGCGCCCTGGACGTCGGTGCGGAGGCTGTCGCCGACGTGGATGGTGTGGGCGGGGATGACGCCGAGGCGGTCGACGGCGAGGGCGTAGATGACCCGGTCGGGCTTGGCGACGCCGACGACGGCGGAGTCGATGATGGTGGTGACCGGGGTGCCGGGGCCTGGGCCGACCTGGCAGAGCCGCATGTCGCGGAGGGCGTCTTCCAGCCGGCCGTCGCCGTTGGAGATGATCGCGACGCGGTAGCGGGCGGTGAGCGCGGCGAGGGCTTCCCGGGCGCCGGGGACGAGGCACCACCAGCCGAAGTCGCGGGCGAATTCGGCGGCGAGAGCTTCGGCCGTGTCATCGAGGTGGAGTGGTGGGACGCCGCAGGCCCGCGCGTACTCGTACCAGTAGGAGGTGGGGGCGGCTCCGCCGGTGGGGATGCCGGCGGGGCTGGTGGTTTGGTCGGTGGCGTGGACGGCGGCGTAGTGGGCCTGGGTGAGCACGTTGCGGTCGGCGGTGACGCCGGCGGCCGCGAGTAGCGGGGTGACGAGGTTGGGGGAGGGGAGGAGCAGCACGCCGCCGGCGTCGAGGCAGATCGCGTGGAGCTGGATGGGTGGGGTAGTCATCGGCCGTATTTTGACATGACCCGGCTGTTCACGTGAACCCGCCGCGCCGGTTCTGTCGCCGCGTGTCGGGTTTCGCTAGGGTTGGCGTCCCTGCGTTGGAAGCGCGGAGCAAGTTGTTCTGGGGTTGCGGGTCGGCGTGCTGAGGAGGCCGTCATGACCGTCGAGCCGTGAGGTACGCGGGTGTGGGGGAGGGCTGTCGACTTCCCCGCACGACCGCCAGTTGCTGCGCCGTGGGTGCAGCGTTGATTCCAGGCAGAGGGGGGTCTGTTCTCGCGGGCGGGAGCAGACCCCCTTCGGCTTTCCCCCAGAGAGGTGGGTGTCTTCCAGCGTGACGGTGTTGACGGTCGGCACGTACAACCACTGGCGCGGCGGCGTCGGTGACGGTGGCGGGTACGACCGGTTGCGGGCGCAGGTCGAGAGGTTGGCCGGATACGAGTTCGACGTGCTGGTGTCCACAGAGGGCTACTCCTGGGGCGCGGACGGCGGCGAGGTCTTGTGGGTCGCCGCCAACCGGCTCGGGATGTGGCCGCTGAGCGCGCCGGCGATCCGTGGCCAGCACCATGTGGTCGTGTGGGTGCGGCCGGGCCGGGTCAGGGTGCTACGGCACGTGTTCCTGACGTGGTGGCCGCACTGGCACGCGCAGGCCCGCGTCTGGGTCGAGGTCGACGGGGTCGAGTTCGCGGTGGTCGGGGCACACATGAGCCCGAACGCGGCGGATGATCGGCGGCGGGAGTGTGAGGTGACCGGCGCGCAGATGGGCAGGGAGCCGACCCTCCTGCTCGGCGACCTGAACGATCCGGGGCGTGGCGAGCAGACGGACGTCGACTGGGCCGGCGCGCCGCCGTGGCTGTTCCGGCATGGGCCGGATGAGCGTGGCCGGACGACCGGCGACCATCTGGCCCGGTTCGGGTTCGTGGATGTGGCCGAGCAGGCCGAGCCGGATCCCGCGCGTAGGGCGGCGACGGCCGGCTTCCACCACGAGATCGCGGAGCCGCAGCGGCGGGACCGGGTTCTGCACGCGGGCCTGGAGGTGGAGGTGTTGGAGTATGAGGTCGGCGCCGACGATGGGCTGTCCGATCATCGGCTGGTGCGGGCCCGCCTCCAGGTCGCGCGGGCGGCCCCCGAGGCGGGAGGCGCGGGTAGCGCGCGTGTAGAGTCGGCGGTCGCGGTAC